GCCGAATCCAAGAAAGGCGCAGTAACCTTTGAGGAATACAAGCGGATGAAAGAGGCGAAAGGAGAGAGTGTTTCTGAAACTCTTAGCGAAATGTTTGGAGATTCAAAATAAAATAACTATATTTGCAATATTATTCACTTAAAATTTATCATTATGAAAGCTAAAGAGAAAGTACAGGCGTTAATCAACATTGGCAACGAATGCAATCCAGAGCACGAGGCTTTGTTTGCTATCTATGCAACAAAGAAGAAGGGCGACTACTTTGCGGCAGGAGATATGAACATGATTGGTTCTGGAATCTACAACATCTTGAAGAAAGGAATTGCTGGAGCAGAGGAAGACCCGAATACGGCTGTTGCTTGGGCAATCCTCGGAGCATTGCGTAACCTGCAAGACGAGGGTATCAACATCAACGACCTGCTGACTGCATTTGACGAAGACGACGAAGAGCAAAAAGACTGCCTTGACTGCGAGTTTTTTAGTAAGTGCAAAAACGAGCGTGCAAAAGCATGGAGAACTATTCTTGAAACAAACTAACTGTATGACATCTGAATACGAAGAGATTATGGAATCAGAAAAAAATAAGTTCGCGGATGTGCTATCCGAAATGTTCAACACATACAAAAAGAAGAATGCAGACTACGGAAATAGCTTTAGCGAAACTATTCAAGAATTTGGATATATACCTGCCGTTGCCCGTATCAATGACAAGTTGAAGCGGGTAAAAAATATGGTTAAGGGGAATGAAATGAACATAAAGAATGAAAGTCTACGCGATAACCTCATGGATATAGCCAACTACTGCGTTCTAACTATTGTGGAATTGGATAGCCAAAAATAAAGCCCTACAAGCGCGTTTTATTTCATTGGTAGTAACTATACCACCTTTGTGGTGAAATGCGCTTAGAGTGGCTAAAAAGTGGCTTAAATCGAAAATGTAGAACCCTATCGTCGGGATTTGATTATGAGTGGGAAGAAATATTCAACAGAAAAATTTATAGAGAAAGCAAAACAAGTTCATGGCGACAAATATGATTATTCCAAAGTCATATATAATGGGGCTATGGAAAAAGTGTGCATTGTATGTCCTATACATGGAGAATTTTGGCAGACACCAAATTCGCATTTAAGCGGATATGGTTGTCGGCTGTGTGGCATGCGTTCTACAAAATTCAAAAATGATTTTGTCAAAAGGGCAATCATGGTACATGGCGACAAGTACGACTATTCAAAAACAATAGTTAAAGATTCTCATAGTAAAGTTGATATTATTTGTCGAAAACATGGTGTTTTTTCGATACGTGCTTTTTTGCACTTACAAGGTCAAGGATGTCCACGTTGCTATGCCGAAAGTGTCGGAGATAAAAAAAGAATGAAATGGGAAGAGTTTGTAAAAAGAGCAAAGGAAAAGCATGGCGATAAGTATATTTACAATAAGAAAGATTTTGTTAATGCAACGACAAAAACAAAGATATTATGTAAAATACATGGATTTTTTGAACAAACACCATCAAGACATTTGACAGGTGAAGGGTGTCCGCAATGCGTGAATGAAAACATGTGGGATGTTTATAGGCACAAGAAGACAACAAGAGAATTTATAGATGAGGCAATTGCAATACATGGTGATTTGTATGATTATAGTAAGACTGAATACGAGCATTCTCTAAAAAAGGTTTGTATAACATGTAGAAAACATGGCGACTTTTGGATTACACCAAGCGAACATCTTCGAGGACATGGATGCCCATATTGCAGTTTATCAAAAGGAGAAGAAAAAATAGAAAAATTCCTTCGTAAACATGACGTTTGCCATGAAAGGCAATACGAAATTCATTATAAAACACTTTTCTGCCAACAGAACAAAATAAAAGTAGATTTCTATATACCATCACAAAATACATTTATAGAATACAATGGCCAGCAGCATTATAATCCAATAGAAAAATGGGGAGGTCAAGAAGAATTAGAGAAACAACAAGCAAGAGATATGGCATTACGTCAGTATTGTAAGGAACGTAATATAAGACTTATCGAGATTCCATATACAGAATTTAACAACATAGACAATATATTAGCAAAAGAATTAAAATTCAAATGAACAGATTTATTCTAACAGGAGAAATCCGTACGATAAAATATTTACCAGATTCTATCGTTTTGTATATTGACGATATGGAACGTGGATATAAACGTACTGATGGGGTTACAGTTGATGACATGTTCTTCTCGTGGAAAGTAGTGTTTTCCAATAATTACAAAAAATTTATCGTAAAATTTTTTAACGAGGGGATGCTTGTTGATATTGATGCGAAGATGCGTCCATTTGCAGTTGAACGAGGTGAAAGTGTACAAGGTTATTCATGCCTCGGATTATCCATACAACGCTCAAGTTATATAAAACGAAATGCAAAGCAGGAAATTAAAATGATTAAGGAAAGTCAACTTGCAAGCAACGAACAGCCCAACCTCGAAGCATACAACCAACCAGACTTTTAAAGTAACGCTACTATAAATATTTATTGTCTAACTTTTAAATTACATGTAATTATGAAAAAAGAAGAATGTGGTAGAACGCTTGGCGAATACCAAAAGAAGATTAAAGACTTGGAGGAGCGTATTGCTGCCATGCAAGCAAGCGACTCTGCATTATGTGCTGACCTCGCGCACTGGAAAAAGGTTGCAGCAGGTTTGAAAGGTCGCAACGTACAACTAAAAACATTGAACCAAGAACTTTCTTGTAAGTTAAGTCAAAAAGAGGATGTTCTTGCGCTTGCAAACGAATCAATCGCCAACTATAGCAAAACACATGTAATGCTAAGTGACTACAGGGTTATTGTTGAGTGGTACAACGAACTACCTTGGTGGAAAAAGATGTTTGTGTGGAAGCTGTTTAGAACAGACTAATTAGAAAAAGAGAGCCGCTTAGTCCTCACGGATTGGGCGGCTTTTTGCTTTTTCAAAAAAACACAGATAAGTAGTACAATATATTATGTCGTTATTGAAGAAGGTTTTTCGAGTGTTTTTAGTTGTATCTTGCCAAGAATATATGTATTGCCACCCCTGTGAAGCTTGATTGTGGTTGGTTCAACATTATCTATACAAACACAATGAACCTGCTTGCCAACGTAAGAACTTTTTACCCACACGTCAGTATCGGTCATGTAATTTACAAAACTATCATATACTGTTTGTGTGTCTATTGTTGCACTCGCATAACGTTGCCCTACAATAAAAGTGATTGTAATATCGGTATTCTCGCGCACAATCTGTCCGTTGTTGGACGTAATCATGAAGTCAGTGCCACCAGCAATCCATTGTTCAACGTAAACATTCAACGCCTTACCGCGAGAATCAAATCCATCTACTGCAAGAATATTAACTCCATCGAATAGTGTTGTTGCATCAGAGTAGTTTCCGTTTTCTGTATTCTTCAGGAAATATTTGCCATTAAGTTTCTTCATAGTCTCAACTCCTTTCTAAAAGCTTTTACGTTATTTGTTAGACAATACCTACCAGCATCAACGTCAGATTCGTCACTATACTTGTATATGACAAAACTGCAAGTTTCATCTGCATCGTCAATTACCAAACGGCTGTTGTCAAACAAGTATATACGAACCGAATTGTAGCCATTACAGGTAATGCGCAACTCAGTGTTGCAGCCAACGTATATTATGGGGCATTTAGCGGTTTCAACATCTAACGTAGCACAATCACACCACATGAATGCAGAAACATCGCTGTTGGGCTTGCAAATACCGTTATAGCCAACAAAAAGCGAATATGTATAACCCGCAACACCATCTGCATCATTAATCAACTTCTTTCCGTTGATATAGTCGCCAAATTCGTTAATCAGATATTCCTTGCTCAATCCCTTACCTTGTTGGCAATGTGTAATAAAATACGGAAGTGATTGTTGTCGCAAAGCAAGCTTAACCAACTTTTCCTTATCCTCTCCACAAGCCCGCCATTCATTTTTATATTCTGCACACAAGGGATTCGTTAAAACCCCTTGTAGTGCATACTTGTAAAACATAAACATATCTCTTTCCATGTTGCAAAGATAATATTTTTATTCTTAACCACCAAATTTATGAAACTAATTCTACCCTAACGGCTTGTCCGCTTGGATTGTTCCACCCTTCAAGTATTCCTTGTATAGCCATTTGAACAGCATAGGACTGTTGCAACTGCAATAGCATTTGAGCTTGTGTGGCAACTTGAACGTCCGCATCGAATCCAACAACAACGTCACGTATCTCCCTGATAAGCGAACCTTGTTCAAAAATTCTTTGCGAAACAATGTTCATATACGATTCCAACGCACCAGCAGTATCTTCGGTAATACCTTGTATGCCTTGTTGCAATGCGCTAAGTTCTTTTGTGGAATCTTGACCAAACAAGATGCCGAACGCATCCATATACGCATCAAATGTTTTTTTAGCGTCATCTTTCATTTCCGTTGCTTCTTGCTTAACACTTGAAACGTCATACGGCGTAATAGCAACATTATCACTATACAACTTATTCAGCTTTTCCAACGCATCGCCATAAACCTTTTTGCCTTCCTCTGTCATATTCCGAGACATAATCTGTTCGAGACCTTTTCGCCATTGTTCTATCGTCTGGTCGTTTGACGAGAAATACATGCCTTCGTTAATCCAGCCGCGAACCCATTGTGAGCCTGTATCGTCGAAAATGTCCTTAACATTTACAACCGTTTGGTCTGCGCGTTTGTTTGCAATTTCTTGTATTCTATCGAAGATTTCTTGCATCTTTTCACCGATGACTTTGCCGACAATAGCTTTCATAATCATATTATCAATCATGTCCTCAAAGGTTTCGGAATACTTACCCATGTAGTCCTCACCTTTCTTAAACGCTTCAATCATCTGCAAAACCATAGATTCGGCAGCATCGCCAACGCTTGTAATACCAGTTAAGTCGCTAACGATTTCTCGCGTAGCGTTCTTTATTTCAAGTTCAAGGTCTATAATCTGACCTTTCAAATCCTCGATTTTGTCGGCATCTTTGTTCTTGCTCTTTCTGCTCTCTTCGAGTTGCAGTTGACGCTTCAATTCCAATAACTGAATTTCCTTATTAGCAATAGCGGCACGTTTAGCACCGATTTCAGCAACACCGTAAGCATCATTAATTGCTTGCTGCAACTTCTTGTATTCGTTTTCAAGACGTTTTACGGCGCGTTCAGATTTTTTTACTTGTGCGGAAATATTCTTGTCCGAATTATCCATCCAAGCACTAACGGTAGAAAATACCCCAGAAAGTATGCTTGCAGCACCACCAATGTAGTCACCGCTTGCAAACTGTCCTATTCCTTGTGTTGCAGTGGCCGCGCCTTGCAATGATGTAGCAATATCATGAAATGCTTCTGCCGTGGCATTATATTCATCGGGATTACCAAACGCATCTGCAATTTGACCTACAACATCAACAAGGTTGCCAAGTTTGCCAAGTTCTTCGCCAATAAGTTGTACTCCATGTACCCAATCAACAACACCATCTTCTCCTTTTGTAAACGCTTCTGTTATTTTCTTGATAGTACTTTGTGTCTTTTGAAGTTCTTTATCAGCATTCTTTATTTCCTTGCCCATTCGCTCCTTGCTGATACGTGAGATTTGCCCACTTATCGGGTCGCGTACTGAATATGTATTGTCAGCATTAAGCCCGCGATTCTTGCCTTCTACAAGCATGTTTTTGTAGTCTTTTGCCAACTTTCGCGTCATCCAAGCACTATGCTCGGCAACCTCGCCAAACAATCTTTGGTATGTAGGAAGTAGCTGTAGTAGTTCTTCTTTGAGTTTGGCAATTGCATTCTGTTGGTCTTGAATCTGCAATTCAAGAAGTGCCTTTTGCTTATCGTTTGTCTCTTGTGCAAGCCTTTGGCGTAGAACAGCAAGTTTTTCCTCCTCAATAGCAATCTTGCCATTGTTGTCAGCAAGTTTATATTGTAGGTCTTGCGTTTGCTTTACAACGTCCTGTGCCCATTTCTTTGCCACGCCAATAGAACTATCAAACGACTTTTTGAAATTGTCTACCTGTTCCTTGGAATATTCCACAGCCTTACCCCAATCGTACCATTGTTCGGTATTCGCCTTAAATACATTCAGCGATGTACCAAGGTTTAGATTCATGCGAGCTTTGTCAAATTCCTGTTGAACACGATTCATATAATCGCCGATTGTTCTTGGGAAGTCCGTAGTGTCAAGACCAAACATCTCCGTGAACACATTTCCCATTTCAGGGTTAGCATCCAACTCAACTGCCAACTCATACTCGTCCTTCAACTTGCCAAGCTCGTTGTTCAAGCCCTTGGTAATCATATCAAGGTTGTAGGTCTTGGCAGATAGTGTAAATTTCTCAACAACAGCCTCAAGTTCCTTTGAACGCTCCAGTGTCAGCATACCTTTGCTTACAAGCGTGTTGAGGGTTTGTTTAAAGTGAGCAAGAGCCTTGTTTGGGTCTTTACCAGTAATCAATTGTGATATGTCAAGTTGTGGCAGACCATACTTATCCAACTGTGCGTTGAGCAACCTTATAGTTTTGCCGTATGCACCACGTATTGTATCAAGAGCATCTGCCTGTGACGCACCACTCTTAGATAATTTATCGTAGTCGCTTTGCAACTTTTCTACAAGACTAATCTCTTGCTTGAGGGCGTCAAGCAATGGGTCTTTCTTTGAACCCTTGCCGCTCTTCTTGTTTGCCTTTTCTTCGGCATCTGTCAGTGCGTTGTATGCGTGAATGTCTGCAACAAGAGCGTCGTTTTCTTCTTTGTATCTTTGCTTGTTGTCTTCCCAATATTTACCTCCAGCCTTACGCGCAGTCTCCATCTCATTTGCAACCTCTTTTTGCTTTTTCTTCAAGGTGTCGATAATTTCAACCTGAGTCTTTGCGTCTTTAATAATAGGATTGCTTGAGAATTTCTTGCCAGTACGTGCCTCGTAGTCTCTCTGTACGTCAGAAAGAGGTTGGCCTATTGTCTGGAAGAACACAGGAATGTTGATAGACCAAGTGTTTGCATTAAGGACAAGCCGATGGAGGTCATCGAACGACACGCCATATTCCTTTGAGAATTTGCGAGCCATTTCTTCGACCCACTTAGCGTTAGAGTCTTTAAGCCACTCTCCCTGTTTGATTTCTTCCTGAGTCTTGCCGCGAAGCATATTCTTTACGGCATGGTCTTGCTTTTCAGTAAGCCATGTAAAGAAGCTCTCCTGCAATGACTTGTTAGTACCAAACTCGTTATCAAGGTCGTTTATACGTTTTTGAGTTAAAGCCTTTTGTGCCCCATCTTGATATTCAAGTTGGGAAACAAGTTGCGCTCTTGCGTATGCGTAGTATTCTTTTTCTGCTTGCATACGGAAGATTCTTGTTTCTTTTGCACCCATCTGCTCGGCTTGTGCAATTTCGCTAATTTCTCTCTCAAAGAACTCTCTTTGTTCGTTGGTGTTGAATCCTTCTTTTGACGCAATGTTGTATAGCGATTTTGTTGTTTTTTCAACCTCGCCCCTAAACTCTTCGAGTGCCCTTTTTTGGTCGTTAAAATATTTTTCGCCTACACCGCCTTGTCTAAGGTTTTCGTTAAGAGAAATATATTTTTGATAAGCATTTATAAAGTCTGTGAGGTCGTCTTTTAACCCCTCGCCAAATAGACCGCCAAGAGTGGTTGTAGAAACTTCAATAGCATCATCACCAAGAGTTTGCATGACACCAGCGACACGTTGTATGTCTTCGAGATAACCGAATCCAGTGGAAAGACGCTCGTTAATGTCGTTGATTTGCATTAACTTAGCTATAAATGCGTTAGATGCAGAGGAAGATAGTTCAATCTTCTCTCGCATTTCATCCCAAGCCTTTTGTCCAGCAGCGTCATTTTCTACTTTTCCTCCATTATCAAGCCTATCCCGTAACGCAGATGTCACATCGCTTTCAAGATATTGTTTAATGTTTTCAAACGCCTCTTTTGCGTGTTCTGCTGCTTGCTTATTGACCTCTTTTACGTGTTCTCCGTAACTATCCCAAGCGTGATATAATTCATATATTGCACCAATAACAAGCAGAGGCCACATAGACGCAGCAAATGCTTTGATTGCTAATGCCGCACTTCGAATAGATATTCCAATAGACTTGAATACGATTGCGAGAGCCTTGCCTGTTGTTATGTTTGCGACTTCTTGTGTTGTCAACAAGCCCATATTAACAACAGCAGCCTTTAACTGAACATTGTTTTTGTTGAGTGCAACGAGAAGTAATGCCTTTTGTTTCGTGAGTTGTTTTCCGCTCAAAGCATTTCTGTAGTCTGCCGCCGTAACCTGATTTTGTGCAGCGACCTGTCTTAATTCATCTACAGTTAGCTTTCTCGTCAATGCTTGTTTTTCGAGCATTGCAGCTTTGTTGCGCTTCATGGCAAGAACTTGTGCATCAAGAGAAGCAGCTGTTGCTCCCATGAGTCTTGTCGTAATTATTTGGTATGCTTTGTAAGCACCCAAGGCGACGACAAGTTCATACAACACATGCTCTATATCTTTCCAGTGTAAGAAGAATTGCTTTAATGTGCTGATACCACCTACAAGAACACCCTGAGACTCCTCGCCCATTGCGTTCAACATATTGTTCCATGCCAACGTGAGGTTTGCAAGTTGAACCTTGAGGGTTTCTGCCATCTTTGCTTGGAAGTCGTAGAATTTACCTCCCTCGTCAGTCATTTTGGCTATTACGCTTGTAACCTCCTCGTAGCCAATAGACTTCTTTTTAATCCTGTCATAGATGTCGGCAGTTGACACTAAACGTCCTTCAAGTTCTGTGTAATACTCGGACAATTGCTTCACGAGAGGAATACCTGCGTTTGCAAACATACGCGCATCACGGGCATTAAGATAACCATAAGCCTTAATCTGTCCGAGAGCATAAGTCAAACGCTCAATAGGAATACCAACAGCAGCGGCCATATCAGCCAAGCGTCTTGTTGTGTCAACAACATCTTTTGCGGCAACATCATAAGCCGTTAATTGTTTTGCGGCAGCAGACAGTTCAATAAGTGTATATGGAGACACAAGAGCCATCTGAGAAAGCTCGTTAAATATCTGAGTGCCACGTTCTGCACTATTTACAAGGATGCCAAGAGCACGTTCGTTCATTTCGTACTGCGAACGTACTTCGATAAGATTCTTAATAAACGATGTGCTTGCTCCAACGGTAAAGTAGAATGCCAGACGGTTCTTCATGTAGTTCCAAGAACGGCCAAGGGCTGTGTTTGATGCAATCATCTGCTGGTTTTTCTGCATCACCTCGTCCATTCGCTTTTTAAGTCTGTTGTACTCGTCGTTGACTTGTTGAATTTCTTTCTTTTGCGTATCAACATTAAGCCCACTACGATACGATGCAAGTTGGCGCATTTTGTAAGCGATGTCGTCAAGTGTTTTTTCAGAACCACCAAGAGCGTCTTTTAGGCTTACAGGACGACTCATCGTTTGCTGCAACTTTTGCATTGCGCGTTGAGTCTTTTGAATTTCGTTGGCAAGGTCAGTTCCTTCACCTTTCGCTATTCTGTCTGCACCAAGACGCTGATAAGCTGACTGTAGATGCTTTAAATATTGTGCAAGTTGAGCATAAGACGAAGATGTTGTGTTTGCCGTCTTTATCTCTCTTTCTTCTACCTCAAGCAGTGATGCTACTTGCTGCTTTAGATATTCTGTTTCTTTTGATGCAGCCCTTGTTGACTCTATTTGCCTTTGTCTTCCAACTGACACGCTTGGGTCAATTCCAAGGTCGTATGCGGAAACACCTTTTGATGCTTGTGCTGCTTCTTTTGCTGCCTGCGCTTGTTGTCTCTTTGCTTCTGCGGCAACCAATGCTTCTTGAGCCTCTTTTTGCTGTGCTTGCACAATCTGTTCTTCAAGCGACAATAGCAACTGCTTGTCACGCTTGGAAACGTTTGCACGCTCCTTGTCGTAGTAGTTTATGTCGCCAACCGTAACAAAACCCTTCTCTTTCCACTGCTGAGATTCACGTATTGCTTGCGCTTGCTTTCTGATTTCCTCCGTGTAGCGTTGAGCGGATTGAGTAGTTTGTTGCTGTGCTGTATTTGCTTGACCAATAATTTGTTCAAGTTTACGAATTTCTGCCTCAGTAGACGCAATTTGCGTGTTGCTTAATATTCCGCGTTCGCGCATATCACGTAACAAAGCTTGTAAGCGTTCAAGTTTTGCTTGCGCAAGGTCTAACTGGTCTGTTGGAATCTTCATTGTACGAGCAAAAGAAAGCCTGTATTGGTCGTCTATCATTTTCTTTTGCGCAGCAGATTCCTTTTCCATTGCTGCAACACGTTTTTGCCTTTGACGCTCCTCGTCTTGTATTGCTTTTTGAGAAAGCTTTTCTTGCTCTGCGTAGTATTTGTTAAGTTGTTTTAATCTGTCGTCGGTAGAAAACGCATCTTTCAAAAGCCGTCTTCCGTCGAAAGAGAAAGCTTTTTGGTTAGCGTCTGCCATTGCGGATGCCGATTGCTTTAATTTGTCGTTGTACTCAACAATACGCGAAAGTGCCTGTTCGTAACGCTTGTAATCCTCGGAAGATGGCAAAATACCGCTTGCACGACTGGTATTGAACTCACTAACAGTTCTTCTTGCTTTGGATAATGCGGCAGCAATTTGGTCAAAAGACATTTCGACCTCTTTGTTCTGCTTGATTTGTTTATCTCTTGCAGCAATGGTCTTTTCTACCGCATCTGTTTCTGCATTCTGAGCCTTTGCACGCTTAGATGCGCCGCCATCAGCAGTGCCGTTTGAATCAATTTTGAGGTTGCCTAACGACTTTAGTTTTTTCTCCATCGCATCAACGGTGGAGTTAGTGTCTGTTAGCATTGTGTGCAAACCTCGCTTGACGTGAGCAACAAGGTTTGCTATTGACTGTTGTAACTCCTTGTCATCCAAGGATGCTGATACGATGGTAGGATTTGGCATATCTATATAGAGTTTAAATTGTTATTTCTTTTTCTTGTTGTTCTTTCTAACTGGAATCTCATACTCCTCGCCCTTTTTGAGTTGTGGAATCTTGCCAAAACCAGATAAGAAGTTGTCAAACTTTTGTTGTGCCTCGTAAGCACTCTTGTAGTCGTTCCAAGCCTTTTTGTCCGTTCCTTTGAGGTACTTCGTGTGAGTGTTGTCAACCGCCATAAACTGAATCTGTGCAATACTTAGTCGGTACAGGTAGT